ACTTCTGGTGATGGTGTAACTCTTTTCAACACAGCTCACCCAACACTTGCTGGATCATTCAGCAACACGTTGGCAACAGCTGCGGACTTAAACGAAACTTCATTAGAGCAATCAATGATTGACATTGCTGCGCTTACTGATGAAAGAGGTTTAAAGATCGCTGCTAAAGCTACAAAGATGATCATTCCATCTGCACTACAATTCACAGCTGAAAGACTTATGGCTTCTGCTGGTAGAGTTGGAACTGCTGATAATGATGTTAACGCTATCAAATCTATGGGGATGATTCCTCAAGGATACTCTGTTAATAATTTCTTAACAGACACAGATGCGTTCCACATTATTACAGATGTGCCAAATGGTATGAAACATTTCGAAAGAACTCCATTGACTACTAAAATGGAAGGTGATTTCGACACTGGTAATGTTAGATACAAAGCTAGAGAAAGATACGTATTTGGCGTATCTGATCCTAGAGGTATCTTTGGTTCTCCAGGAGCATAATACTTAAATTTTTTGTGGCGGGACACAGTTCCGCCACAATCACAAAATAGAAAGAAAAAACCATGAAAAAATTCCTAGTAAACATATACGCATACGATTATCACTCTAGATTTGAAGTAAAATCTAATGATGACGCCATTTCTCTAGAACAAGCAATAGTTGACAAACTAGGAGAAAATAGTATAGTTTGGGAATCATCGGGAATGTTTAGAGATATTCCTTATCGAATAACCTATGAGGAGGTTAGTAATGATACAAGACCTTTACAAACAAAAAAGGTCCTTGGAGTTGAAGTGGGAACAGGAGCATCTATCTAATGGTAGATATACTCTTGAAATGGTCAGAATTGATGACAAAGTTAGAGAAGTCATTACAAAGATCAAGCTGGAAGAAGCAGCTATTGCCCACAGGCAAAATACTATTGAAGGTGCCGCTCCACAAGTTTCTGTAGCTACTTAATCAAAAGCTACATTGCTGAAATGCATAAATACCGTAGGCTCTCTTGCGCTTCACTTAAAACTGTTGTATAAAAAACACACTAAGATATTTAATAAGACATAAATTGGTTATCTTTTTCTTAGTAAGATAACTGGCGCATAGGAGGCGCTGATTATATGACAACACACTTTTCAAATGGTGTAACAAATGTACCTGGCAAAATGCAGGGTTCTTCTTTGTTTACACACGCGAAACAACCAATTATTACTGCTAATGATAATGAGTTTGTTTATCAAAACGATTTCTTTACATACAACGCAGGTGATTGGAACATAACTGAGACAGCTGCAGCTTCTACACAAGCTGCTAACTACGCTAATGGATTTTTAGTATTAGGAGATGATGGTTCTCCGACTGCTAATGACGTTAACTTAGTAGAAGGTTCTAATGTTTTTAATTATCAACAAAATAAAAAAATGGCGTTTGAAACTTCATTTGCAAGTATCGACGTGTCTGAAGCAAACACTTTTGTTGGTCTAGCTAACACAGGATTTGCTGATCCAGCATCTTTACCAGATGACTGTATTGGTTTTTCTCACTTAGAAGACACAACTACAATCCAATTTGTAGTTAGAAAAAATGGTGCAGGCACTTCATACACAATTGACAGTTCAGCGGGTGGATCGGATTTAACTTTTGCTGATTCAACTGTTGCTACTCAATCTGCAACTGCAGCTCAAATACCTAGTAACACTGTCAGAGTTGGATTTAGATTTATTCCAGCTGGACAAGAAGGTGTTGGAACTACTGGTGTTTATAGAGTTTACTACAATGGTAACCCTATATATGATCAGTCAGCTACGACTGTTCCGGATGATATTGGTTTAGCGGTATCAATGGGTACTAACACTAAAGGTACAACTACTACAAACTTAATGGTTGACTACATTAAAGTAGTAACTGAAAGAGTAGTATAATAAATTTAACTAGGGCCCTTCGGGGCCTTAGTATAAATTAATAGGAGAAAAAAATTATGGCAAACGTATCACAAGTTAAAGCGCAATTTGCAACTGATGTAACGGCTACATCAACAACAGCTGTGGCTGCTCTTCAAACTTTAGGTGGAGCAGGTAATATGACTCTTGCTGCTGGTGCTGCAAGTTTTGGTGGGACTGGTTCATCTCAAAAAGTAAGTTTAACTTCTGGTGGAAACATCAGTGCAGTTACTTTTACACTTACTGGAACAGATTCTAAAGGAGTCGCACAAACCGAAGAACTAACTGGTCCAAATGCAAACACAGTATTTAGTATAAAATACTATAATACTATTACACAAATTGCTGCTAGCGGAGCTGTTGGAACCAATACTTCTGCAGGTGTTCTAGGTGGTTCTAGTGGATTGGTATCAATTATTTTTGGTGGAAGAACTAGAATAAGAGGAATGCATGGTGTTTTAGCTGGTGCAGGAAATTTAACTTTTAGAGACGGTTCTGAAAGTGGAACATCATTACTTACTTTATCTGCAAGTGCAGGAGACTTAGATCCATATATTCCAGATGATGGAGTATTATTTCCTAATGGAGCATACTTATTAGCTGATCAAGCTGACATTACAGGTTTAACAGTATTCTACGACGGGTAAGGAGCTTAAATGGCCAACACTACTTCAGGCTCTTATGTTTTTGATAAGAACCTAGGCATAGATGAGATTATTGAAGATGCATATGAACGTATTGGTATGCAGGGTGTTTCTGGTTATCAATTAAAAACTGCGAAACGATCTTTAAATATTTTATTTTCTGAATGGGGGAATAGAGGATTACAGTTTTGGGAAGTTAAAAACCAAAGTGTAGCTTTAGTAAACGGTCAAGCAGTCTATACTTTTTATAGATCCCCGACCGATGGTACATCAAGCGGTATTAGTACAACTCTGTCTGCAGGAATAAATGCTGCAGTTACCACAATCGGTGTTGCTTCTGTTACAGGAATGCCTACGACCGGTGGTATAATTCTTATTGGTACTGAACAAATTACATACTCAGGTATTTCTTCATTAAATTTAACAGGGTGTGTTAGAGGTGTTAACGGTAGCACAGCAGCTACTCACAGCACTGGTGATACAGTTGTTCAATTTCCAAATGGAATGACAGATATTCAAGAAGCTAGTTATAGAGTTGCATCAACTAATGTTGATACACCTATGACAAGAATTAGTAGATCACAGTATCAAGCATTTTCTAATAAAACAGATTTAGGTTTACCTACACAATATTGGGTACAAAGATTTATAGATAAAACAACTATGACTTTATATTTAACTCCAGGTAGTTCACAAGCTGGAAACTTTATAAATTTTTATTATACAAAAAGAATTGATGATGTAGGTGCTTACACGAATGCAACTGATGTACCTTATAGATTTGTACCATGTATGATTTCAGGTTTAGCTTATTACCTATCAGTAAAATACGCACCACAAAGAACACAAGAATTAAAGATGTTATATGAAGATGAATTATTAAGAGCAGAAGATGAAGATGGTTCTTCTAACTCAACTTACATAGCACCTAAAGTATATTACCCAGGAGTATAATGAGTAGTTTTGCACAAGGTAAATTTGCATTAGCGATATCAGATAGATCAGGTATGGCTTTTCCATATAATGAAATGGTTAGAGAATGGAATGGTGCCCTGGTCCATGTTTCAGAGTACGAGCCTAAACAACCACAGTTAGATCCTAAACCTACAAGTGCAGATCCACAAGCTTTACAAAGAGCAAGACCTGCAAGAACAGAATTTCCAACAGAGGATTTTTTACCAGATAACGCTTTTCAACTTAATACAGTAGCACCTTTTTTAGTACCCACACAAGAAGCACTTAGAATTAGTGCACCCAATAGTGGATTAGTAAATGGAGATCATGTTAGATTTAGAAATATTAAAACTCCTTTACTTGAAGCTGACGGATCCGTTTATTACAAGATAGTAGAGTTAGAATTAGCAACAACTTTAACTAATGCAATAAATGCAACTGATACAACAATTACTTTAGATGATATGCCGACTGTTACTACGTTAGG